CTACACGTAGATCTGATATTAGATTAGACTGTATAATGTTAGCTTGTTCTAGTACAGTCACTCTAGACGCATTAGACGTAACATCATCTTCGAGTATACCTACTCTAAAATTGTTAGAATTCACATCCACTCTAAGACTATCTAATAATGTAGATTGTATACTATTAGCTTCTTCTAGTATTGTCACTCTAGATGCGTTAGATGTGAGATCATTTTCCAATAGAGTAATCCTAGAATCATTAGAATTCATATCTGTACGAAGTTTGTTTATAAGTCCAGATTGAATTACATTCGCTTCTTCCAAATCACTTACACGGAACGCGTTATCATTTAAATCTGTACGAATAGATATTCTAGCAAGTTCTAACACATTTACCCGATTTGCGTTAGAATCCATATCTCTCTCCAAAACGAATATTCTATCCGCGTTATTATTCAAATTAATTTCATTAATAGTTATTAAATTTGCTTGAACGGCGTTGGCCAGTTCTAGATTAGATATCCTAGAAACATTAGAATCAAAATTTGGTTCAAGTACAATATTAATATTATTAACTAAAACATCAGTTGCGTGTAGTACACCGACATTCGCATCACCATGTACATCCATATCAAATTCGGGATAATCGGTCGCCACACCTAATCTACCAGAAGTGACCAAGCTCGTTTCTGTATTTGTAAAATACACGGGTAACGATATAGTGTTACCATTGTTAGCGGCATCTTCTAATGTCGTGGGTAAATTTCTAAGACGTCTACCATCACCGATAAAAGCGTTTGCCGATACATCGCTATACACTATAACATCTCCTTCAGCTGTAAAGGCGGTATCGGGGTTTGTAAATAAAACCGGGATGTCGATGGTATTGCCGTTATCAGCCGCGTCTTGTAGAGAAGTCTGAATATTAGATATTTGACTACCATCACCTATAAACCCATCCGCGCTTACCAAACCACCCGTTTCTATATTACCTGTAGCACTGATAGACGTTTCTGGATTAGTAAATTGAATACTACTAGAAAGTGTATTTCCTTTTGAAGCAGCGTCTTCTAATGACGTTAATACACCGGTTAGTCTACTACCATCACCTACAAACCCATCTGCAAATATATTACCATGACCCAGAACTAACCCAACTGTATCATCTAATTTGATATTGGACCCGACGACTAAGTTACTTTCGATTTCTACTTTTCCTGAAAAAATATGCCGGTTCGTCCTTACCATTTATATTAACATAGATAAAATGTGTATAGAATTATTGCAAAGAAGGATTTTTCTTTGAAAAAATTTTATTACAATACGAATGCGTATAATGCGGAAGAATCTAAGACGTGTGTACCTACTGTAAAGGTTTTTATAAAAATTTTACAACTCTGCTTATGTGCACGTGGGCTCCCGTCCATATTTAAAATATCTGGATATGTACCCAATTCTTCCCAATCACCAGTATCTATTGAATTAATATTAATTAAAAAACCCGTAACAGAACATTTTGTAGAAACTGTAAATGTATCCGAATCATTTGATGTATTTATATATTTAGTACCCAAAGCTCCTACAAGCCAATCAGGAACATTATTATACGATCCACATACTCGTCCATATTCATCTGAAATTATATATTCACCTTTATGTATTAAAATTTTTTCTTGTTTCGGATCTTCCATGATTATTATGGAATTTAATAAATTCCACCTAGATGTATTAATGAAGGAACCATTTACATGTAATGAAGCAACTGGATTAAATATGTTTATCCCTGTATATTTATTAGCTCCGTCTACTGTTAATATATCATCACCGCTTTCACATACTCTAAAACGTTTACCACCGGATTCGCGTACACCTATACTAACATCTCCACTCGTATAATATATATCATTTTCTACTGAAAGCCATTTAGAATCGGTCAAACCGGTTAATCCACTTCCATCTCCATGAAATCTAGTTGCGTACATATTTCCAGTTACATGTAAAACATTTGAATTATCTTCATCATCGTCTGGTAGAATCGCGGCATTTCCTATACCGACACGGCCAGAAGTTTTATCTACATGAAATGTTGGAAACTCTTCACCGGTAGACAAAATGCCTGTAACGAGCTGCAGATTTATAGAAGTCATCTACTATAAATAATAAAAAAACATATTTGCAAATAAGGAATAACTTATTCGAAAAAATATTTAATAAGTGAAATGTACCATATCAACGGCGGGTGGTTGTATACTTACTAATCTACCTTCTGAATTGTGAGATAGATATTCTATAAAAAGTGTAAAATTACCAATAGTGCCTATATCTGTAGTTGGTTTTATTTTAACGTCTGTAGTAGTAGTAACTACATCAGCATTCCATGGATTCGTGTTTAAAGTTGTACCAAAAACCGATAGAGCACCTTGTGCTATAGACTGAGGGGTACCATCACCGCCACGTTCTCCCCCCGCGACATCCAAGGTCATTGTACTTACCTCGTCATCTGCATCATCTATGAGTTGTGCTATTATTTTTGCATAAAATGGATGCGTTGTAAATGTAATAGTTATACGTGCAGCATCAGCAGATAAACCGGCTGGTAAATTACCCGCGTAGCTGTATGTTTTTTTATTTACACCGCCTAAATTTGTTATGATACCACCACTTATATACACGTTACCTTTGGTGTACGTATCCCCGTTCGCTATTATAACGTTCGATTGTGTATTACTATCTATAAATACACTATCACTCACAGAAAGAGAATGAATCGGTGATGTATTTATAACACCTATGTTAGATTCTGTAAACATTTTTCCGTACACATGGACATTCATACTTTGAATTTCATCAACGTTTGCGGTTACTTGGGTAGCCTCCATCGCGCTATTAGACGTGTACGCAATTGAAAATTCAGTTCTATTCGCGTCATAAAATACACCCACATTAGAACCATTCGGACCTCTATTGAATATATGACCCAAATCAAACGTGGCAAGATCCGTGTTATTTGAACCTATTTCTACGAGTCCATCTTTAATTGTTGTGTTCGTTACGTGGATATTAGCCACTGTCCCTACAGATGTCACATTACCTTGTACAAACAGATCACCGGCGACGGTTACATCACCAGACGCGTCTGTTTCGACTGCGGATGATATACCAGCTAACGTAAGAGGAACCAATGTTCTAAATAACTGATGCGTCTTTTGATTATATACAACTAGTGTATTCGAGGAATTGAGTGAACCATCATTTTCAAAATGAGTAGATAACTGTAAAGGGGTGATATATACGCCACTTGAGCCTGTTGCGTCTATTTTTTCTTCACTCGCGTTAAATACTATAGAATTTTCGGCCTGGTCCTCACGACAATTTTTACCAAATCTAAGTTTGGTTGCACCGCCGACAGTGCTTAAATTCTTAGGCATTTAATATAATTATATATTTAATTTGCGTAAACTAATCCCGCCATACCATTATTCACTCTGAGAATGTTATAATTTACACCGTATATAGGGTCAATTATACGTCTGTTCTGACTATGTATTTTTACAGAATCTACCCTACTAAAATTTAAACTCCCTGATGGTTGATAAGAACTTGTATTCAAACAGAAGCAATATAAGAAGAAATCTGGAGAAGTAACATAATTTGTATGATAATAGCTCGTAATGTCTACGAAATGAGGCTTAGCCCATTTAAATTGACATATATCAGTACCATTTATACTCATTTTAATCTTATTATCTATAGAAGTTAACGCGCTCTCAGAATTTGTATTTGAGCATGCAATATATTTAATTGGATGATTAAATGTTAACTCTTGTATAAATTCACCCGACGGAATACTCTTTTGAACCTGAGTTATGAGAATATTATTCGATCTTGATGATATAATACCCCGTTCTTCGTTATCTAAATAATAATAATTTGAATATGCCTCTACATTATAATTACCGGCATCCGGACCCCATTCTATACGTAACTCGACTGAATGATACTGCAAAGCAACGAGTGGTATAGCTGATTGCGGCCCTTCACAAAAAAACATTCGCAGCGGATAAAAATATGAACGTGCAGAAGCTCCGGGATGAGTTCCGTTCGAACCTTTAGATACATTTGGTGCACAAGTATCTATAGCTATTTTCTCGGTAAAATCGTGATCTTGAGTATCTATAACTTGACCGCCTATTAGTAATTGTACTTTATTAATTATACGACCCCAATCTTGGATATCTACAGCTTGTGAATTATCATCTATAGTAAAATACGTATATCCTAGAAGATCTCCATTTCTTTCAAAACGAATAGACGACATAGAATTACCTCTTACGGATCCTTGGATTGTTTGTTTTTCAACCGATTGTGAAAAATTGCTATGTCGTTTAAATGTAGAAGAGAAAAATGAGATTTCCGGCTCTCCTATTATATGCTCATCCTGTGCACCAATAGAAATCAATTGAACAATTCCAGATGACATATCTACTATAGTAAACCTATTTTAATTTATGAACGTACAACGCCCTGAAATTTATGCGAGATTCTTTTTCCTACATGTGATACGGAATATAAAGGTAGAATCCCCAATAGTTGCTGGCGCTCCGTCATGTTTATATATGTTAAATGTTAAACGATTAAGTTTACGAATGGGATTGTGATAACACTGAACAATTGGGTACTCATCTCGAAATAAAAAAACTTTATTTCCAATCTCACCAAGGGATGAATGATTACCTGTGATAGTTCCAAAAACGCCGTTAAGATGATTTTTTGTGTCGACTGTAGAATCGTCGTCACCGGAAAAATTTATCTTTGCTTGAGTTTGTTGAGTAAAATATGTACGAAGCTCTTCTATACCAATATGAAAGACCCTTTGATTCGTACCATTAGTTGTAGTCATACTCGCGGATACTAAACGAGCCTGAACAATATTCTCGAGAGGGGTGGGTAAAAAGGCTACAAATTCTGATTGAGGGCTACTGCGATCAAAATTATCGACGATCACTGTATGAATTTCGTGATCATAATCTGGAATATCCGGCTGAGATGGAGCAATTATAAACGCCATTTAATATACACATAGAAATTTTCCACTTAAAAAAACGTGTACTTTTTTAACTAGAAATTTATATTTATATTTATATTTATATTTTATACCATTTTGTAGCTCGCGTGTGCTCGTACAAGATCTTGGGCACCACATACACCACCTAAACTGGTAGAGTATACACCACCGGCACATTCGGGACCACTTTTAAGACCTGTAAGAGGTTCTTCTGAAACGGCCTGTATATCTACAGAAGCAGGTTTGTACATACTTGTAGAACTCGGAAAGAAATATTGAATGACAAATATAGCTAGTATTACTATAACAATCATTTTAAGATTCGAACGATTTACCGAATCAAGTCTCATTTATTGTGTACTGATATTTTTTTTATAAAGTGCGTTAAAGAGAATAGATTAGTTTCAATATAGAGAGTAATGGACGGTGAAATTATTCTCGATCGGGGAACCGATTCCGTTATGAAATTGGACGCAAATGAACAAGCTATGATGGACGAAATTCAGATTGATTTCGGACAATCTCGTACACATGCTCCCCCCACTGTTCAGCGAATGAAAGGTCATCGAGAATCTCACAATGTAAGTTTTCAGGAAGATGTCGACGCATTTGCAAACCCTAGTAAACATAGCGCACCCCCACAACCACGTAACGACGAACCTATAGATCATGGTGAATATGTGGATGATACACCATATGATACAATACATTCTACGGGTGTAGAATATGGTCCTGATGGACAACAAGAGGAGGCTCCGTCACATGGATACAAAACAATAGACGAAGAAAAATCGGATTTACTCAATAAACTCGGACGTCTTGAAAAGAGGGGTTTTACGGTTAATAAAAGTTTAAACGCGTATTCACCTATAGACGAACTTAGAACCGAGGTTAAACGTATAACATACAGTATAGAAGTAGATAAATCTATAAAGTTTTCGCGTCGTATGCTTATAGCATGTGTTACAGGGTTAGAATATCTCAATAAAAGGTACAATCCGTTTGATATCCAGCTCGATGGATGGTCGGAAAATGTTATGGAAACACAGGATGATTATGATGAAGTGTTTGAAGAATTATTCGTTAAATATCGAACTAAAATGCACGTCGCGCCGGAAATCAAATTAATAATGATGTTAGGTGGTTCGGCTATGATGTTTCATCTTACAAACTCCATGTTCAAACAAGTAATGCCTAACGTAAATGACGTGATGAAACAGAATCCCGACCTAATGTCTAATATGATGAGCGCGGTTCAAAATACAATGGCCAATCAATCACCTGGTGGAGAAGCTCGAGTAGGTTCCAGTGATAGGTACGAAATGAAAGGTCCAGGACTCGACATATCAAGTTTAATGGGTAATATAATGATGCCCCCCACTCCCCCAATGAACACAACACCTATGAATCAGCAGCCAGAGTACTCACCCGATGTAGACGACGAAGATGATATTTCGGATATAGTTTCGGAAGGGGGTGGCGATGCCACGGCACAGGGAGAATCCGATATCAAGGAGGTCAAAGTTCCAGCAGACAAACCCAAAAGAGGTCGAAAGAAGAAGGTCGAAATTAATTTGTAGATTTATATAAATGATAGGGTACGCACCTTTCGAACCAGATGATCCAGTCGAAGTCGTACCCGCTCCCAGAAAAAGGGAAGTTGTTTCGAATGATTTTGTAAATGGAGGAAACAATAGAAAGATACATCATCAACATGTAATGCGAGATGATACGGAATGTAACTATCTTGTTATGTTCTTTATTGTGGGTGTAATAGCACTTGCCGCGATGGACGCAGTAAAAAGATAAATCATGTTTTACTCATTTTAGAATATTTCTAAAATGCGCAAAATACTTATACACCAATAAAATGACCACTAAATGTGACCGTTTCAATATCTACATTATTAGATGAGGAATTATACGGAAACACACCTTCTCCTTCTATTAATTTTATATGCGTCGATGATTGATGATGGCGATGCCCATTTAAATCGCCAGGAGGCATCCAAGCTTCGAAATCCGACCAAGGTTCCAAAATACCATTTAGACGTTTTATGTACCATTGCATACTTTGATCATTAGTCGAGTTTAAAACGTCACACTTAGCATTTACAAAGTATATTCCAGTTACAGGTGCAAAATAAATCCCTTTATCGGAACCACTTACTCTAAAACCTTTAGTAGATGTTTCTATACCCGGATAAGAATCAAATTGAATCGTGTTAGTAGTATTACTTAACATGGAGGTATTACTATACCACGTACCACTCGCACCGCGAACGAAAAAACTAAACGCTTTTTGTAAAACATATTCATCTACGGTCAATCGTCCACCGATTTCTAAATCTTTCGTTATTTTAGCATCTCCGCCTACGACTAGTTTTTCTGACGGTGCTCCATAGTTCAAAAAATCTATAAAAGTCGGATGATTACAGCGATTTTCGCTATTATCTACCGGATCTACCCATACAGGATCACTCACATCGGGTTCGTATGTTTCAAAACTAGCCATTCCTATATAAGCAGTTTGTATACTATCACCAGATATGCTACCCAAAACCATTTTTGAATCACCTGCCCACGTTTGTACACCAACCGTGACCGCGTATGAATATACGGTTGTCGCACCAGAAAACTCACCACCTATTGAAGATAAACTAGCACCTATAGCAACGCGTTTACCATCACCCGAAAGCGAAATATCGGATCCAAACTGCTCACCAGCTACCTCACCTACAAGTTCATACCCCATCAACTCCCAATTTGAACCATTCCAATCATACCCTCTAGCATGTCCTATACCAAACTGATTACTGGAAACTCCGTCATACTCTTTCGTACTTACAATTATCCTATTTCCAGTGTCGG